TTCGTTGGAGGTTTCGACCTCATCTATCGGCGCTTGTCAAAGCATCCCAATGCTTTCGAGCTCGACGAGAGTCAGTTTGACTCTTCGCTCTTCCAGGAGTTGATGTTCGGTAACCGCGACATTCGCTGGTCTTTCCTTCGTGAGTGTGACCGTACTCCTGACACCAAGCTTCGCTTGCATCGTCTTTATGATGCTATAGTGTATGCTGTGACGGTGATGGAGAATGGTGAACTCATTCAGAAGGACACTGGCAACCCGAGTGGCAGCTCAAACACCATTGTGGATAACACAATGTCGCTGTTCCGCTTGTTCGCCTATGCATGGATCGTGCTGTGCAATAAGGTTGGGCGAGCGACTTCGTATGAAGATTTCATGACCAATGTGGAGGCTGCACTGTGCGGTGATGATAATACATTCACCGTGAGCGATACCGTGGTCGATTTCTTTAACCCCACAACTATCAAGGAAGTGTGGGATGCGCTTGGAGTGCGTACGAAGACTCCGTGTTTTTCCGCGAGGCCCCTGAGTGAAGTGCAATATCTGTCTCAAGGTTTCACTTATCATGATGAGTTGGCCACGTGGATTCCCGTCCCGGAAGCAGATCGAGTACTCAGCTCTCTGCTATACGGTTCGGACGTCGATGATGTTCGATGGCATTTCTTGCGCGCATGTGCGCTGCGCATGGACTCGTGGGGCAATCCCACATGCCGATCCATTATCGCCGAGTACCTTGAGCACCTCAACTTGTATTACCATGATGAACTAGTTGGAACCGTCGAACGACCCAAGGGTGGGATCTCGATGGAGACTATTAGATCTAATTGGAAATCAGATGCATGGATAGAGGCTCTGTACTGTGGTGTTGAGAGCAAACGCGTTTCTGGTGTAATTCATGATACCGCGTTTAAAGATCCACTACAACAACAACAAACTTTGTACGAGCAACTCCAATCAGGAAAACCTATGTCAGGCAAAACTGCTGCATCCAAGGCGCGCAGACGCAACAAACGAGCGAAAGCGCGTGCTGAGGTGAAGGTGCAAGTTCAAGCACCTCGCGCTGTTAAGCGCAAAAGAAAAAACAACAAGAAGAAGAAAAACAAGGGTAAGGGCAAGACTACTGCTGGTGGTGCTTCAATGTACACCCGCGCGTTGCGTGATCCTTTCCGCATCCCAATGCCGTTGATTGAGGCAGGGTGTTTTGTGCCTCGCACGCGACGCCCGCTCTACGCGACAACAGCAATGAGTATCTCTTCGGCATCCACGAATACTTGGTCCATTTGGATCTTCACAGGCACGGCAACGTGCATGTGGCGACAGTACGCGGGAACCGATGCTCAGTTGGGAACCGCTATCCAAAGTCTCACTGCCACAGACACGGCGGCCTCTAATCAGGCTGCTTTGTACGCTGTGACACAATCCGCTCGTCGAACTGCTGCTGCTCTCGCGGTTTCGGTCAAGACCTCAGGTCTTGGTCTTACTCCCCGCGTGTACGCCGGCATTATTTACGACAGTGGAGCCAGTGTGATAGGGAAGTCAATCAATCAGCTGATTGCTTTGCCCGGTATGCGTCTTATGGACTGCACGCCGGACAGAGACACTGTGATTGTGCCCTGGAAGCCTGCGGATGGTCGTGATTTTGAGTTTAGTGATCAATACACGGCCAGTTTTGTGGATAACAACAACATCTCTCTTGAATACCCAGCGCATTCGTGCTATCCTGTGCTGATTGCGTTGCATGGTATTCCCCCTGCGTCTTCTCAAGGGTATCGTTTCGACCTCAATGGCCTTGCTCGGTATGAGACCATTTCTGGTGTAGACATTGATACTGAAGAGCCAGACGGTGCGCTTGCTTTGACGGCTGATCAGCTGTCGCGAGCTGCCGCACTGGACAACTCACCACCTGCTTATGTGTCGAGCGGCCCCAATGACCTTCTCTCGAGTGTGCTCAATCGAGCTGCGTGGGGAGGCAACATGGGTGCGTTCCGCAGAGCAGAGGGCGGTGAGATTGGTCCAGTCAACCGTCGTGCTTTGGCTCCCACCAGTGCTGCTTCGGCCGCTGGTGATGATGAGAAGTCGTCTTCTTCGACCGGTATTCCTTCCGGGACGTGGTCTACTACTGCCAGTGTGGCTGAGCTGTATAAGCTTGTGGTGGACGCGTCGAAAAAGAATGAAAGTCTGGAGCGTGAACTTGAGGAGTTCCGCACGAAGTGGAAGGAG